TATTGCTTGCAAGGGCGACAGTCGCGCCGGAAATCTTACTGAAAGGATATGCGTAATAATCAGCTGTTGAAATACCCTTACTACGCAACCCATCAGCCCTATCAAGAAAAAGTAAATCACCTTTGTCGATCTCCACATTTCCATGAACATCGACTTCACATTGATTTCCTTTTCCCCAACTACCTCTATATAGTTTCCGATCATAATCTCCCACACAAAGCCCCAATTAGAAAGCCTGCATATACTTGTACGATACGCCACTGAACTTTGTTACAAGGTTAAAATCAACATTAGCAGACGCTGCTTCCGTCTTGACGCAGTATCCCAACAGGCAGTAATATGCAGTTGTCAGCTCGGCAAAAGTTTTGCTAACAACAATCTGATCGGAAGCCGCCGCCGCTGCGCTTGTCGCCCCTGCGATCAACTGACCAAGAGTAACTCCTCCGGCTGCCAATAGCGGAAAACGAAAAATGCCGGTAGTGGCAAGCGGAATTTTCTCTGTAGTTCCAGATACGCTTCCCTTCATTGCGACCCCACCAAACTGGGCGTCATAATACTCGGAGGAAACATCCCCTAAAAAACTTACAGGATAGGCATACCAATCCGCCGTGGTCTGTGCTGAAGACGCGGTTTTAAAAGGAGATGCCATGCTCATTATGACCAAAAGATCCCCCTTCTCAACTACGACATTCCCATGAACATCAACCTCAACTTCGTTTGTATCACCTCTAAGGTGTCTGTTATTTTCGCTCATCTTTATAAACCTCCTTATTCAAATTTTCTTACTTAATCGCGCCCTTGAATTTGTCCTGAGCCGATTCTTTTTTCTTTTTCAAATCATCGAAATTACTTTCAGTCGTATCCCTGAATTCATCACCGGCATTTATCTTGTCTTTAGAAGTACTCCAAAGCTCTGCCCTATCCTTGATGGCTTTTTCAATATCTTCATCTTGCTTGCCCATCAAGTCGGCCTTAAACAGATCGGAAACGGCTTCTTTAGGAAGCTTTGCCAGGCCGAGCTTTTCAGTGATGAAAGCATCTTTCTTTGAGGCGTTGGCTTTGGTCTCAAACTCGTCCACTTTCTTTTTCAGATCGGCAATCTCCGTCTCAAAGCCTTCAACCTTCTTTGTTAAGTCTTCGTTGACTTTGGTCAAATCCTCATTTGCCTTTTTCAGGGTGCCATTTTCCTCTTCCATCCCTTTGACCTTCTCTGCATCCTGAATCGTAGCCTTGATCGCATCTACCAGATCGGGCCTTTCCTTACCAAGTTCCTCCATTGTTAATTTTGTCCAATCCATTTCATCTTCCTCCTCTTTTTTATCTTGTTTGTTATGAAGTAATTCAGGCATCGTTGATCCCTTGCCTGCCGTTCCCTTGCCGGACATTATCTTTCCAATCTCAGATTCAAGATCATCCAAAACCGCCGAAATTGATTTTTTCTTATCAGCAATTTTCATTTTCTTGTCCCTGAGAATTTCCTCAATAACATCTGAAGCCTGCCAATTAAGATCACTAATCGCTCTTGATATCTTTTTTTCCTTTATCTTATCAACCAGCAACCCTTCCATATAATTTGTTATGTTATGAAAAACAATCGCTTTTGTCGTTCCATCCGGTTCATCCTCTACCATCTCAGTTATTTCCTCGACCCAACTTTGCCTTTCATTTTCCACATCCTCGTGTGTGCTCTCAAACAAAGTCGTTGTTGTGGCCGCTGACGCCACAAGGTCAATGGATTTCAAGGACTCAATTTCCACTACATGTTCCTGACCCTTATCATCTTTGTATACTTTGACTCTTGAATTAATCGAATTACCGACTCCCTCCGGTCTCATTGTGGCAACATCCTTAACCAGTTCCCAAAACACGGGCCTGACTGTCAAATTAGAAAATACTTTCTCTCCGTCCCGATGCGAGTTTGAAAAGATCCCTGCCCAATCGCGAATATCCCTAACTCCGTCACGATCTTTCGCTTCTGATTTGCTTGGATGATTAATGAAAAACTTCGAGCCGTTACTAAGATGGGTTAGGGCTTCAATTGCAGGATCTTGATAGGTGTATCCGTTCTTACTATAGCGCGTCCCAAAGACGCAAACATTCTGAATTGTATGGTTAGTTTCGTCAATATTCGCCTCTTCAATATCGGCAAACATGCTGCCATCCCATGAGGCTATAATATCCTTTGTCCTTATCAAATGCGCTTTTATTGTCATTTTTTTTGCCTCTGTTAATTGATTAACTATTCTGCCAAAACTCGGCAATTCCATTCATAAAAATATGTTCATGCTCGATTATAGGTTTTTCTTCTGCCATCTTTAGCCCTGTACTCTTGACACAAATAGGAATCGCCTCTTCCCTTGTTTTTCCTGTTGCCATGATCTTTGTAATACAATCTTCAAGCTTTTTAGGCATCTTCCAACTCCATTTTTTATATTGTATATTATGAATATACCTTTTGAAAAATATTTTACCTATTTATTTTCATTTTTTAATCATTCTAAAAACACAATTCCTTTGCATCTCATCAAAGCATCAACCAATCCGCTTGCAATTTTGTCATATCCGTCAACCGTCGGCCACTTTACCTGTTCAATATCAACTATCGTCTCCTTAATATTGATAGTAAATCCATTGATTAAAAGCTCTTGTAGATATTTTAAATTCAGATCATCTGCTATTTTCTGAAAGAAGCCTAAATCTTCAACACTTCCAAATTCACCAACCTGTTTATCCTCAGTTTTTATATAGATCATTTCTTTTCCTCAAATTTATCGCATTGTGCTGTTGCATTTTCAACATAGTTTGGAATACCTTCCGGATACTGGCTGCATATTAACTTTCCAATATCTTCCTCATCATTGGATAAATCCCATTTGAAGGATTTACTGTATTTGCATTTGCCGCATTGCAATATAGGAATCATTTTATTTAATCTCCTTTTATTCCAATCCCACTCTTCAACTTAACCTTCTTTGCCAACCCCTTCTTCAAATTAACTTCCATTCTGAGAAATATCTTCTTGACAACAGGATGCAACGCCTCACCATTCGCCATCTTTGCAAAACACTCGGCATAGAACTCGCCCTCATTTGTCAGGCCGTACTTGCTAATGAACCTGGGCATGTCGGCCTTGCCGATGCCCTTCCTCAATTCAACAATCGTTTTCTTTGACAGCTTCTTGCCGGCCATCTCCTCTGTCCCGCCCAATGCAAAATATTTCTGATGTCCAATCTCATGTCTGAATACATGTCCTCGGCTTGCAGTGCCAAACCAGCCATCCAAGGCATGTTGTTCCTTCACAAGATCAACCATATCGTCGACAGTCTTGAAAAATCTTGGATTGAAAGCGACCGTCCCATCCTCAAACGCCAACCCTGCAAGTTCTCTATTCTTGCCTACAAAGAACGATTCATCAAAGCGCACAGCCGAAGGCTTGACCTGATACTCGTCCGCTATGCCCTTCAGATACTGGTTGAACAAATTTGCCGAGTCAGTATCAAGATCATCATAATCAGCAACATCCAAATCAAACCTTTTCTTGGCATAATTCTCAGCCCTGACCCTTGTCTTTTGCATCGGGACTTTGGCCTTGGCGATTGGAGGAGTGTCAAATTTCTTTGCCCCTTTATTCAATAACACTTTCAATTTGACCATTGTCTCTGCATCATCAATATGCCCGACCATGGTCATATCCCGCAGTCGCCAACTGCCGATATCCTTCCTGTAAAAGACCTGACCGAAATGCTCCGAGTTCACATCCATGTCTATCGCTGTCTGATGCTGTCTTATCCCATACTTCTTGACAAAGGCATTCTTGCGAAGCCTGGCTGGCTTCTCGACACTAAGTTGATGAGCAAGACCACGATTGTTCTGTAAGATGGTCTTATGCTCTATAAATTCATTGTTAAGAAAAAAGTCAAACGGCTTGCTTCCAGTGCTATGTTCTGCTCCGAGCTTTCTCGCAAGTTCCCTTTCCCAACGTTCAGCAACGCTTCTCGATTGTCCATCTATTATGTATTTGTTCTTGTGTGCGGCCACCTGTCTCATAGACATCTTGGCTTGGAGTTTGGAGGAGATGGGTTTAATAGATTTGATCCTGTTGGGAAAGATCTTTTCTGCTCTTTGTAAAGCAAGCCAATTCTTAATAAGATTTTTATCCCTAAAATTTTGAAATTTAAAAGCAAAAGGCAAAGAATCTCCTATCTTTATTGCTTTATAAGCATCATCCAACTCGATCTTTGGAATCTTAACCCCAACATAATGATAGAAATCATCCCATTTACCTATATCTGTAATTTCCACAACCTTTCCTTTTACAACAGGAAAACAATGTTCTGTTGCACGCCACTCATATTGCGGAATCATACCTCTTGGACTATATTTATAAGAAATATGTCTATGTATTACAAACCCCATGTAAGCATCCGTATCCTTTTTTCCTTTAACATACTTCAAAGTATTTCTATGACAGGCGCCTGAAGACATAGTCCCTTTATATTCTCCAAGTTGTAATTCTGGCAATTGATCAATCTTTGGAAGATCTCGTTTTGCCATAGGTATTTTATCCAATTCTTTTCTTATGCTCTTAGGAAGTCTTTCAATTTTTCCGACCTTCACTCCAACACCTTTTCCATACAACTTCATTCTTGACAATGCCACATAGTCGCCAAGTATTTCCTGCATCCGCTTCGCCTTCATGCCCTGTTCCGAAAAGTAACGCATAATATTGAGTTCGTTCAGATTATGCTGGGCGGTCGACAAAGACTGTTTGACAAGCACGTCATCAAGATGCTTTGCCACGGAGTCCCATTCCTTGGCCTTGACAGACTTGACAAAGTCATTCATTGTTATAGCATTGATCTTGTCGGCAAGTTTCCATTCGGGATGGGTTGTTGTTAATGGCTTTTTAATCTTAGCCTTCACCCCCTTCTCAACAAGAATAGATTTTGCAAAATCTTGCCCAGAAGGAGTCCTGTCTTTGGCAATAGTAAAACGACCACCTTGCGATTCAATCTTATTACGAATCTTATTTACAAATTTAGTAGCGATGCCTTTTCTATGATATTTAGGGCTGACAATCACAACTGCAAGTTCATAGTCTTTCCCTTTTAGGTGAGTAGCAATTGCAAATCCTACTTTCCCATCTTGTGTTGAGGCTATTGCTTCAATATAATTATCATTGGCATTTATCTTAATCGTAGGAACTTTATTTGTCGTTGGTTCACCAATAAATAATCCAGCTTCTTCTGCTATTTCTTCTGGATTCCTTTCTCCTCTTATCTTCCACGGCTCTTTAGCCTTCGCTCCAACGCCCTTTGTCTTAGGCTTGGATATTCTATCAAGCTCGTCAACCCTGAGTATTCTGTTATCCCTAACCATCTTGTTCAAAGTCAGTTTTCCGCTGTTCCACAAGTCATATCTTTTCTTGCCGAGTATGTCCCTGACAAAGGCAGGATCTTCGACATCCATCTTTCTGAGCCACTGATCATAATTCAATGACTCGGATATTTGCCCTGCCCATCGCTCAGGGTCGCCATGATATTGTCGCATCTGCCTGCTCAGATGTGTAGGAGGAATTCCTTTATACACAAACGGCCTGCCGCCTTCGGACGGTTCATGCTTGTCACAACCAAGCTCCTTCCATGACTTTGACAAAGGGACAAGCACACATCTGCAACGAGGGTGAAGGGGCGGGGTATCCAATCCTGTAATTGGGTTTCTATTAAAATAATAAATAGTTCCATCTTTTACCCCGCATACCAAACATGTCCTGTCGTCAAGCGTGGCGAGATGTTGCATTCCCTTGAGCACATCCTGGTTCTCTTCAAATATTCTTTTGCCAACCGCATTCTGAATCCGCATTATTTCTGTTCTTGCAATAATCTCTGACTGAATAGCAAGCTCTTTGCCCATCTTGCCTGTCAAGGTAGGGCCAAGTCCAACCAGCCTTCTGGCTGCTTTGGCTGTATCCTCTCCAAGCACAACAGCCTGAGTAAGTTCATTCCTCATACGAAAGACAGCTTGTCCATGATTCTGAATCATTCTCTCATTATACAAAGCCCCGCCAAGTGGAGTTGAAATAATTTCATTCACATGATCATAAGGGATTCTGGCAATGTTTATTCCTATCTTGCCAAACCTGTCACTTAACAAATTATGATAATAGTCCACTTCCGTCATTGCAAATTGATTCAGATTATAGGAAAGGCCATTTATGGAATCCGTTGCGGCATTTTGAAGAACAAACTCAATCTCATTCAGTTGCGAACCAAGCCTATCCAAACGATATTGAAGAGTATAGCCAGTTCCAATTTCATTGAGTTTGCTGATACTTTGTTGAATATTCTGTTTGGCAAGATGATACGGGGCTACCATTTCACGGATAGCGCCGTTCTCAAATCGGGAAATATAATGGGATCTCTTAAGAATCTCGTCTCTAAGTCCATCATTAATTCCAGGAACGGAAGTTGCTTCTGTTATATGTTTTAATTGTGCTATCAAAGATTATTCCTCATCTCCGTAATAGTCTTCTTCGATTTCTTCCTCGATTTCTTCCTCATCAAAATCAGCTCCGAATTGATTTGTTGGGGCCGAAGGAAGGTTAAAAGGAACTTTGTAAATGTCCTTCCCTTGTTCCTCTTCCATGTTCTTTTCCTCTGTTTCCGGATCGAGTGCTTCCTTCAACTGCCAAGTCTTCTTTGACAAGATTTTATTTTTATGCTGAATCTCTCTTGCCTTGTTATTTTTTTCTATGTCAGCAAGGATAAGAGGAGGCCATTCAATCGTACATTCTGTTGAGCTGCCTTTAGGCAAACTGCCATATTCAATTCCGCCTTCTATCGTTTCTTTGAAAAACTGAGTATAATAAAATTCAAACGTGTCTTGCCAATCCTCTATCTCCCTGACAAAAGGATTCTGTGCGACCATTGTACTTCCATAATTGGCATTGGAATAGTCTGAGGTCAATATCATTTCAGGAAACCCGCTGCCCGCCGCAACAGCAAGAAGCATTGCCCTGCCATCATCTTTAACATCCGCCGCCTGAATCTTGGGGCTGAGCATCTGATAAGAAACACCTTTGCTTGCAGTCAATACGGTTCCTCTTCTAAGAGCCTTTTGTTTGTACTTGTCTGCATCTGTATGTTCTGTCTGTTGAGCATCCCTTATACTTTGAACTGTTCCCGCCCCTGCATCAACTGTGCGTATCAAAGCAATCGCCGACCTTGCCCTATTCAAGACAATCCGATCCTCAATCCAATCCATGTACTTTGTGATCATAGGCATCGCCACAAGCAAAAAACTCATTCCTCTCTTGACATCCGAATCGGCAAATATTTTGATATGAATGATTTCCTTGGCGGGAATTTTTTCTTTTAGATTCCCTTCCTGATCACAGTAGTAATAAGTAATGGGCTCTTCTATATCATTTGGATTTGTCCCGATTCCATAGGTAACATTTTCATCTTTATTAAACATATCTTCTGAGGATGGATTCCTAATATTATTGGCTCTCAAAAAACGAATCTTCATAAGGCCGGCATTAGGATCACTCTGATTCGTGATAGGAAACTTTCGCATCAAAATTTCACCGTCTCGAAATGTCCTTGTCACCATTTCTTTTTCTCTCAACGACCATTTATTTAAAATCAAAAAATTATTCCAATGTTCCTGAACTTTTTGATTCTTATCCTTCGCCCTTACTTTTGGCCCTTTTCCCAATACAAACTTTGCCAGATTTCTGACTATGGCTCTGGCAAACAGATTGGTATGAAATGCTTTGTATGCCTGACTAAGCATTTCATTGTGATCGATCATCTTTTCTGTTTCCGACATGCCCAATGTTCCACCAGCCTGACCAGTCAGCCACCAGTCTTTACTATCCGTATCCCTGGCAATTCTGGCGTCACTTGCAAGGCGGCTTAGCATTTCCTCGGCCATATTCAATTCTGCCCGATTGTATTTTAATTGATCTTGTTCAAGTTGCTTTCTTAATTTGTATGTTTCAAACATTATTTTTTCCTCCCCTATTTCTATATAATATAAAAAAAGATACCTTTTTGAAAAAATAAAAATCAATCTTCAAACCAAAAACCGCCTTCCTCAATCTGCTCCTCAACAGGCATTGCAATATCCATTATGATCTCATAAGCCGACTGAATAAGATATCTGCTGCAATCCATTCCATGATCTTCTGTCTTCAAAGGCAACCGCCTGCTCACCTTGCCGTCCAGTTGTCTCGGATATTTGTATTTCTCAAATTCCTTGTCTGTTCCGATTATATTTTCGTCGTCACAATCATAATAATCCTCAACAATATAATACCAGCTCTTGTCCTGATCCACGGCATAGTCATGCCAGACTTCCAAATGTGCCCTGACCAAATCAATTCCATTTTCAATATCATTTATGGCTTGAAATGTAGGCAAGGCATATAAACCATCCAGATCAAGCCTTGCCTGTTTTGCACTCGGATCGGCAAATATTATTTCACCAGGAAAGAACTCAGGAGATGATTTTATTCTGGCAGCATGAGTGGCTATTGTTCCGCTTCCTGCCCTGTATTCATAAATTATGTAAAATGACAATTTAAAAACCAAAGGCTTGTTTGTGCCTGTAGATTCATCCATTGCCCTGTCTATATCGCTATAGTCAACCCATGCCTTCTGATATACAAACGGATGCCCAGGGCTGCTTCCAAAATCTATTGCCGACATGATTATTCTTTTGTCGGGATTTGGCAGCAATGCTTCTTTGTTTGGAATGATATGAATGTCCTTGCTCCAATATTCTCCATATACCAGTGCTTCCCGTGACGGCCTTTTATTCAGCCACTGCGCTTCCAATACATCCTTGCTTATCGCCCTTGCCTTGTCGATCCAGTCATCAATCTTGTACCAGCCACTGCACTTATGCGCCAAGCCCTTACATTTTTCCCATATCGGGCAATCCCTGTATTTGGGATCTTTCTTGCATTTTCTTGTGCATTTTTCCAGCACCTCCCATATGCACCAGCAATATATCTTGTTGCCGGTTTCTCCTGCTTCGTCCAACAATCTCTGGAATGTCCCGGTGTCGTATTTTCTCGTCGACAAAAAAGTGTTTTGACCTATGATCGTTATCCCTTCTTCCTCTTTTGACACCGACATTGACAATCCTTCCTGCAACACGTTCCAGTCCATCAGTTCGACCTCGTCAATGCGGGCCTTCTGCGGATGCGGGGAATTCAATCCTTTGACGCTTCCTGTCACCACTTCCAGCATGCTGTCGTTATTGTACAAGGTCAGCCCTTTTGTGGGAGGCTTGGCGCATAAGCTTTCCAATGTAGGATGTCTGTGGACTTCCATGAAATACCTATACACCTTTGATGCCTGATCCAATATAGCTCCCGCGCTTGCCACCTCGCATCCGTCCTTGAACGCCATATCCAGATGATTCAGTATGGCGACACATCTTGTCTTGCCTCCGGTCCTGTTGGCGAACGCGATGCTATTTCTTACCAGCTCAAAGAACATGTCCCTTACATAGTCGAATGGGGCGCAATGCGGATAGTCAAGGTCTCCATAGTTAGGGTTGTACAGCTTGCAGACGTGAATCCTCGGTATGTTGAACCCCAGGAACTCCCAAATATACCAATGCAGAACCTCCTCGTCCTTTATCCCGTGTTTTTGCAGACATCTGAACAGTCGGGGATGCTGTTTCTTTTCCCGATGGTGCTTCTTGTTGTAATTGTCCCTGAGCTCCGAGCAGAAATATTGGAATGCCTGGACATCTGTCACGCTCTGATCCGTAAAGGTATAGTTGCGTTTCAGATCGTATGTTCCGTGCTCGATGTAATGCTCGACGGCAGCCAGGCATCCCTCCTCATGCGAAAGGATCATGTCCAGGAAATTCTGTGTCAGTTCAAGTTTCATTTATATCCCCATCCATTTTCTTATTTTCCTGAAATGGTTTCCTGTCCATTCTTCCGTGTCTGGATAAGAGCAATATTTCTCTGTTTCTGGAAGCATGTTTGTTATGTTCCTTTTGTCGTCCTTTGACAGCATCGCCATCACAGGTTCTTTCTCGCCGTCATAAGTCCTGTCTCCCACTTTCACTTTCATGGTTTGCCTCCTTTTTTCTGCTTTACAGGCTTCTTATGTTTCCGGAACGCATGCTCTATCAGGCCGGCCAAAGTCTCATGCAATATTCCCCGCGCCTTGATTATCACGATCCTTTCCTCCAATATCCTGTCCGTTTCCTTGTCCCTTATTCTTTCGTATGTCACTACGCATCCGAACAGCAACACGGCCAGCCTCGATATCATCTCGTTGCAGCTCATCTTCATCATGACGCGGAATATGTCCTTCAACGGCTTTTGCCTTATCTCGCGTATGAAATCGCTGTCGGTCTCATATGAGGTCTTGGCCAGCTGGGTTCCGTCCGGGCATTGTGCATTTGTCTTTTCCTCGTCCTCGACGGTTATCCGCACGTCTTCCTTCGTTTGTTCGCTTAGCTCTTCCATGGTTGTCCTCCTTATACCCCTTTATGGCTTGCCGGGCCTGAAAACTTGATCGACAGCTTTCCGTCCTTGTGCGATATGCCCTCCACCGTCGAGTCCTGGAAATACTTGCGCATCACCTCCTTTTCAAACTGGGTTTCCGGTTCAAGCTCAAGGCGCTTCGTCCCTAACGATATTATTATCTTCATCTTGTTCCTCCTTTGTTATGGCCTATGCTTCCGGGCCTGCCGGACAAGGT